GGCATTAAATCTGGTGACATCTGGCTAAACAAAATCCGTCATGATCTACAAGGAAATCGAATCTATGGGAACGTATGTCTTGAGGTGTACTTGCCCAGCCGCGGCACATGTCTCTTGCAGCATGTCAATCTCTCTGCCTGTGAATTTGACAACATTCCAAGAGCTTTCCGTGAAGGGATGCAAGAACTGTGCTCACTACATAGTCGAACTGGCGTCGGCGCTTCAGGAGAATATCTGCCAAGCATCACGGACAGACAGGTTGGACTCGGAGTGCTCGGACTCGCCAACCTCCTTCGGCGGTACGGCATAACCTACGAACAGTTTGGTGTTGCACTAGATCAAGTAAACGGTGGTGATGTCGTACAGACACCTGCCTTTGCTTTGGCTAGTCAGTTCAAGACTGGTATTACAGAAGCTGCTGCTATTGCACGTAGCCACAACATGGTGCGAGCCTTTGCGATTGCACCGACTGCTAGCTGCAGTTACAGGAGCAAAGATCTTGACGGGTTCACTGCAACCCCAGAGATTGCACCACCAATTGGCCGAACAGTAGACCGTGACAGCGGCACGTTCGGTGTACAAACATATGATTACGGTGAAGTTGAGATTGCTTCAGAGGTCGGCTGGGACGCTTACAAGCGTGTGGCAGATGGTCTGATGACAATGCTTGATTTCACAGGACTTCTTCATGGGTATAGCTTCAACAGTTGGAGTGATGTTGTCACCTACGACAACGCCTTTATCGAAGAGTGGCTCAGGTCTCCGCAAACATCCCTTTACTACAGTTTGCAAGTAATGGGAGATACACAAGATAAGTCGGATGCTTATGCTGCCTTAGATACAGAAGAAGTAGAAGATTATCTTGCGTCACTTTTAAATGATGAACCCGAATGTGATTGTCAAGAATGAATCCTTATGAAAAATTACTAGCGCGTAAGCGCAAATGGACACCAGTCCAAACAGAAGCAGGCCCAGTACTTGAAGGTGCAGAAGAAACCATTTACAGAGCACTGGCCTTGCGCCACATGGAACTACCCGTAGGAGACTTTATTACTGATGCTTTGGCCACTGATGTACCAACGCTCGCCAGAGAGCTACTCATCTCAAATGTACGGGATGAAGAGAACCACGACGTGGCACTTGGTTACATCGCCAATGCTTATGGCGTTGACGTACAAGCTGAAAAAGAAGCCTTGGCACTACAACAAGCTTGGATTGCGCATCCTGATCACACGATCACCAAAGCGATGGTTGCCGAGCGTGCAATTTTCTTTGTATTACTCCCGTTCTTTAGAGCTGTTGGTGACAGTGGTATGCGCACAGTCTCTGCGGATATATCAAGAGATGAACAAATCCATGTCGCGACGAACAGTCTCGTCTGCAAAGAACTCGGATTGGACATCAGTCCATCCCTAGATAAGCTGCGCAAAGCTACAATTAACTGGGTAATGCAGCCGCTAAAGCATAACGCAACCGACAGAAAATTAAACAAAAAATTTTGGCTAGATCAGAGCGACAACCTGATGTATCAGGGTAAAGCACCTGAACTTTCCTTCACAAAAGCAAGCAGAGTTCCTGCTTTCTTCGAACACAGTAATGTCAATCTACCCCAATACGCTTAAGCCAATCTTTGGCCCAGAACTTCGATCAATTATCGAAGAGTTAAATGAATTCTATCCACCCGTTACTCCTACACCAGACTGGACCGAACGTCAGATCATGTATCGAGCTGGACAACGTTCAGTCGTGGAGTGGTTAATCCAACGAATAGAAAACTAATGTGTTTTAATAACAACAAGCCTACTCCTCAGCCAAATAGAGTGGCAGCAATGCCAGTACAGACACCGCTGGCGATTGCAAAAACATCCAAGCTTGACCCTAGACGTGTTGAGCCTGAAAAGAAAAAACCAGTATCTTACGGAGCCAAGAGTCTTCGCGACACTAATAAAATTGCCAAACGTGATGCTGCTTCACTTTTGATTCCTCTAAATAGTGGGGATTCAAAAGGAGGTATTAACGCATGAGTACCGCACGTGAAAGGTACAGCAAACTAAGTTCTAACCGACATCAATTCTTAGATACAGCTGTAGAGTGCTCAAAACTTACACTGCCTTATCTGATCTCTCGTGATAACGAGGCAAGAAACCATAAAATACTTGTCACACCGTGGCAGTCAGTTGGTAGTAAAGCAGTTGTGACATTGGCAGCAAAGCTAATGCTTGCATTGCTTCCTCCACAAACCACCTTCTTTAAGCTACAAGTAAGGGAAGACAAGCTAGGTGAAGAGATTACTCCTGAGATCAGAAGTGAACTTGACCTGTCATTCTCCAAGATGGAACGAACCATCATGGAATCAATTGCTGCTTCTAATGATCGTGTAGTTGTGCACCAAGCACTTAAACATCTGATCGTTGGTGGTAATGCATTGATTTTTATGGGTAAGGATGGCTTGAAGCACTACCCACTGAATCGTTATGTCGTTAATCGAGATGGTAACGGTCAGATAATGGAAATCGTCACGAAAGAATCGGTAAACAAAGAACTTCTAAACATGAAGGACTTTGAGTCTAAACCTAATCGAGTAGAGGATGATGGTTCAGGTCATGATGATGAGGTAGACATCTACACCCACGTCAAATTAGACAACGGTCGCTGGCGTTGGCATCAAGAATGCATGGACAAAGTAATGGACGGTACAAAAAGTACTGCTCCAAAGAATGCAAGCCCATGGCTGGTTCTTAGATTCAATACTTGCGATGGAGAGGACTACGGTCGAGGCCGCGTAGAAGAGTTCCTTGGAGATTTCCGTAGCCTTGAGGCATTGAGCCAGGCCCTGGTCGAAGGATCAGCGGCGGCGGCTAAGGTTGTATTCCTTGTAAGCCCGTCGAGCACTACCAAGCCACAGACATTGGCTCAGGCTGGTAACGGTGCAATCATTCAAGGCAGGCAAGAGGATGTCACTGTCGTCACTACTGGTGGCAAGACAGCTGACTTTGCAACTGCTGCCAACCTTGCTCAACAACTTGAGCGAAGGATTGGAGAGGCGTTCTTACAGCTGAACATCCGACAGTCAGAAAGAACTACTGCTGAAGAAGTACGCCTTACACAACTTGAACTGGAACAACAACTTGGTGGTCTATTCAGTCTACTTACCGTTGAGTTTCTTGTCCCTTACTTGAACCGAGTAATGATGGTTCTACAACGTAATGGACAGCTGCCAAAAATTCCTAAAGAATATGTAAGTCCTACTATTGTAGCTGGCGTAAATGCCTTAGGTCGTGGTCAAGATCGTGAGAGTTTGACAACGTTTATCACTACCATTGCTCAGACACTTGGTCCTGAAGCATTGATGAAGTACATCGATTCGACTGAAGCTATCAAGCGACTAGCCGCTGCTCAAGGTATTGATTACCTAGGACTGGTGAAGCGTGAAGAGCAGATTCAGGAAGAGATGGCTCAGCAACAGCAGATGGCACAACAGCAATCCCTGGTGGATCAAGCTGGTCAACTTGCTAGCGCACCAATGATGGACCCTTCAAAGCAACCACAAGAAGAACAACAACTACCACCACAAGATGACTAATACTTTTTCAATGAATGAGGCTGAAGCAGACGCTCCAGTACTAAATGCTGATGAGCAAGAGTCTCTTGCCCTTGGCGAACAGATGCAAGCCGAACAAGAACAACTGCTTGCTGGTAAATATAAAAGTGTAGAGGACTTGGAGAAAGGTTACCTTGAAGCACAGAAAGCTTTGAGCAATCAAAGTGAACCTGAAGTGGAAGAGCAACCTGTCGAAGAGCCTACTAGTACTCAAGAATTTCTGAATACAGCATCAGCTGAATACGCAGAGAAAGGCGAACTGTCTGAAGAGACTATGTCTAAACTGACAGAGATGTCTAGTGAAGAACTAGTCAATGCATATATCAGCTCGCAAGTAAACAACCAACCTTCAGCTCAGTTAGATGACACTCAGGTGAAATCAATTAAGGAGAGTGTTGGTGGTGAAAAACAATACGATGCGCTTATTCAATGGGCTGGAAATAATCTTGACGATGCATCAGTTCAGGCATTTGATTCACTTGTTGAGACAGGCAATGTAAAAGCAATTGAACTTGCTGTGGCAGGATTGAACGCAAAATATGAAGCAGAAAATGGTAGTGAGGGACAAATGATTACTGGTAAAGCACCGTCTACTAGTGGTGATCGTTTCCGTAGCCAACAAGAAGTTGTGGCTGCAATGACCGATCCTCGTTACGACAATGACCCTGCATATCGTCAGGAGATTATTGAAAAGCTAGATCGATCCGACAATTTCTTTTAATGAACGACACACAAATTTGGGCTAAAGAACCACGTATGTATACCGAAGAAGTAACCGTGACACACAACGAAAAAGCTGAGATGCTGAATGGTCGCCTTGCAATGCTTGGTGTCATCGCAGCTATTGGCGCATACGCAATGACTGGACAACTAATCCCTGGAGTTTTCTAATGCCTTACGGACCTGGAACATACGGAACTAAAAAAAGGTAGACCACCCGGAAAGAAAACGAGAAAGCCTGGGTCTGCTGGCGCACCTACGGCAAAGAACTCTAAACGCGCCGCAACAACTGCAAAAAAAAAGTAACTCTAATTTAATGAAATCTATTATCGCAACTGGTATCCTCCTCGGCCTTGGCACTGCTGCTGTGGCTGGCCCCTATGTGAACGTCGAATCAAACTCTGGCTTCGCTGGCTCTGACCATTCCTCTTCTTCTATTGAAACCCACGCAGGTTTTGAAGGTGACAACTGGTACGTCCAAGCTGGACCTGCTCTTGTGCTGCCCGAAGCAGGCGACACAGAGATCGAGCTGTCCGGTAAGGTCGGTGGCTCTGTACCCGTGTCTGACGCACTTAGTGCATACGGTGAACTCAGCTTCCTGACTGGTGGTACTAACAGCTACGGCGTGAAGGCTGGAGCTAAGTACAACTTCTAAGTAACTATTGAGGTGGGTGGGAGGTTACTTGTATTTATTTAAATGGCATCTACAATTATTTCTTCACGTAGAAATACTGCCTGGGAAGAGTTTTGTTCCTGGGTAACTTCTACTAACAACCGTCTTTATGTCGGGTGGTTCGGGACACTGATGATTCCGTGTCTACTTGCAGCCACCACTTGCTTCATTATCGCTTTCATTGCTGCACCTCCGGTGGACATTGATGGCATTCGTGAACCAGTTGCTGGTTCTCTTCTTTATGGAAACAACATCATCTCCGGCGCTGTCGTGCCTAGCAGCAACGCCATCGGTCTGCACCTGTACCCAGTGTGGGAAGCGGGTTCTCTTGACGAATGGCTTTATAACGGCGGACCGTACCAGCTCGTGGTCTTCCACTTTCTGCTCGGTATCTTCGCTTACATGGGACGCGAATGGGAACTTAGTTACCGATTGGGAATGAGGCCCTGGATCTTTGTTGCATACTCTGCTCCGGTCGCTGCGGCTTCTGCTGTCTTTCTTGTTTATCCCTTTGGACAAGGTAGCTTCTCTGACGGCATGCCTCTTGGCATTTCCGGCACCTTCAACTTCATGTTGGTATTCCAGGCTGAACACAATATTCTTATGCATCCTTTTCATATGCTTGGTGTTGCCGGCGTATTTGGTGGGAGTCTTTTCTCAGCTATGCATGGCAGTCTTGTTACCTCTTCTTTGGTACGTGAAACCACTGAGGAGATTAGTCAGAACTATGGATATAAGTTTGGTCAAGAAGAGGAGACGTATAACATCGTTGCTGCGCATGGTTATTTTGGACGATTGATTTTCCAATATGCTTCTTTTAACAATAGCCGCTCACTCCACTTCTTCCTTGCAGCTTGGCCTGTCGTCGGCATTTGGTTTACAGCTCTGGGTGTCAGCACTATGGCTTTCAATCTTAATGGTCTTAACTTTAACCAATCAATCCTGAGTAATCAGGGACAAGTGGTTAACACCTGGGCTGATGTATTGAACCGTGCTGATCTCGGACTTGAAGTCATGCACGAAAGGAATGCTCATAACTTCCCTCTAGATCTGGCAGCTAACAACATCGTGCCTATCGCACTGAAGGCCCCAGTTGTAGGTTAAAACTTTTTATTTTAAATAACAAACAATGGCACAACTCGTTGAAAACATTGAGGGTCTTTACGTACCATCTCATGATTATGTCAGCATGACCTATGTCTCTTCTGGCAATGGCGCTGGCGAAGTACAAACTATTACATACAAAGTTGGCGGGGCTTCCGGCGCAGTTGTTGCTGTGTTGACTTTGGCCTACAACTCTGACAACAAGCTGACAAGTATTACCAAGGTGTAATACCATGTCACTACAATACAATGCATTTAGCAATCAATTAAACGTAAGCCTAATAAGCCAAACCTCGAATGTAGACATCAATTCTGCAGGAGTAAAGCTGGCTGATAGTGCTCCAATGATTATTGGATATGCCTCTATAGTTACAACTGGACTTAAATTGCATTTAGATGCTGGTAATAGCAACTCATATTCTGGTTCTGGAACCACGTGGACTGACTTGAGTGGCAATGGAAACAACGCAACGCTAATCAATGGTCCTACTTATAGTTCTGCTGATAGCGGTTCTATTGTTTTTGATGGGACTAATGATTATGCAACTGTCAGTTCTTTAGATTTACCAGACAGACCTTTTGCCATAAATGTTTGGGTTAGGCATGAGTCCAACCTTGACAACTGGCAGTCATACATGGGTCAGAATACATCGAACTCAGGGAATCTTGGTGCATTATATTTCCAGAAAAAACATCATCAAAATAGCAATGCCAATACCCTTAGCATAGCTATAAGACCAGACGGTTCTTCGGGAGACGCAAGAGTTGATTCGTCGGCAGCGTTAACCCTCAATACTTGGACTAATTTGTGTGCTGTCGTATCATCTTCGGAGATGAAATTGTATATCAATGGCGCGTCAGATGGTACGTTAAGTAATTCTAGTACTATGGCACCGAGATCTGGAGACTTAATTATTGGCGCCTCTTACTGGAATAACACTTTGTACGATTATTTCAAAGGTAAGATGTCTGCTATATATGTGTATGACAGAGCACTTAGTGCAGAAGAAGTATCCCAAAACTTTAACGCACTTAAATCAAGGTACGGATTATGACACGCACGTATATGATCATTCCAACTTCACAACTAGGTGATGTTGATTTTTCACAAGTCTGCGAAACATCTGCCGATACAGTTGTAAAAAGTGTTGATCGTACAAAGACCTTCATTAAATGGGATGGTGATGAACCAACCTTTGTTTCTTCTTTAACTGATACTGAAGGCCCTTACACCAATACTGAAATTGCAGCTGTATTAAAAACAGATGTTTGGTCTATCAGTGAGGAAAAATAGTAAACCCGTCCGTTCATCTTCTTACTAATGGAATACGAAATTAGAGTCAACGATGCTTACGTTGAACTTATGCACAAGGCTGTTACGTTCTATCTGGACAAGTGGCCTGGTGGTGATCCAGGCGAGCAAGAAGCTCTTTTGGTTCTTAAAGGTCAACTAGACAAACTAAAACTCGAAGTTTTGTTTGACACGATGTAGGAGACGCATGCTACCCAAGGCATGGAACGGGGTCTTGGGATCTCTTCGGAGGTAAACATCATGGTACGTATCGCTCGTCGTTACGTGTATCGCGGTGTCGCATACACCAAGTGATTAGTTAATGGCTAACAGGGAGGTTCAAGTTCCTCCCTCACTTATTGGCTTTGGCCCGGTAAGCCGGATACCCTTAGCCGTCTAGACGGTGGGATAGACCACACCTTACAACTGAATAACTCTGAACGTTCAGAGAGTTAATGATAAACACTCTCTTTAAAAATGGCACAACAAACTTCTGATCTGACTACTTCGCTAACACAGGTAGGTCAGTCTAATCTTTCCGGTGATAAGCGAGCTTTGTATTTGAAGCTCTTCTCTGGCGAGATGTTCAAAGGCTTCCAGCACAATGCGATCGCTCGCGATCTTGTGATGAAGCGTACACTTAAGAACGGCAAGTCATTGCAGTTCATCTACACGGGTCGTACAAAGGCCGAGTACCATACTCCTGGCAACGCAATCCTCGGTAACTCCGACGGTGCGCCTCCCGTGGCCGAGAAGACCATCACGGTTGACGACCTGCTGATCTCCAGCGCATTCGTATACGACCTTGATGAGACCCTTTCTCATTACGATCTGCGAAGCGAAATTAGCCGCAAAATCGGCTATGCACTCGCACAAAAGTATGACCGTCTGATCTTCCGTGCAATCACTCGTGGTGCACGTGCTGCCTCTCCTGTTAGTGCAACTAACTTCGTGGAGCCCGGTGGTACTCAGATCCGTGTTGGTTCTACTACCAATGCTTCTGATGCTTACTCTTCTACCGCTCTGGTTTCAGCGTTCTATGACGCTGCAGCTGCAATGGACGAGAAGGGAGTCAGTAGCGACGGCAGATGCGGCGTTTTGAACCCCAGACAATATTATGAATTGATCCAAGCCGTTGGTTCTAACGGACTGGTGAACCGTGATGCACAAGGTACTGCCCTGCAGGGTGGCCAAGGCATCATCGAGATTGCTGGTATCAAGATCTTCAAGTCCATGAACATTCCGTTCTTCTCACAGTACGGAACTAAGTATGGCTCTGGCTCTGCCACGAACCCTGGTGTGGCCGATCCTGGTAACACCGGCACTTTCGTATCTGAAGCACTTGAAGATGCAGCTAACGATGTCACTGGCATCAACAACGAGTACGGCGAAGAAACCGAATTTGCTAACAGCTGCGGCTTGATCTTCCAAAGGGAAGCTGCTGGTTGTGTTGAGGCTATTGGTCCTCAAGTACAAGTAACTAACGGTGACGTTTCTGTCATCTACCAAGGTGATGTAATCCTCGGACGCCTCGCAATGGGCGCAGATTATCTGAATCCTGCTGCTGCAGTTGAACTGTTTGCTGGTACTGCCACCAAGCCTTCTGCATTCTGATATTTATTCTTTATTAGGGTCTCTTCGGAGGCCCTTTTTTTTAATCTTATGTCCTCAACTATTGGCACCGATACCGAACTATCCGCTGTGAACTCAATCTTGGGGAGCATCGGACAAGCACC